TCGGGAACCTTTGAAAATTGCTTAACAGCAGATACGTTAGTCCCAACAAAAAGAGGCATTTTACCTATCTGTCAGGTGGATGTCGGAGACATAATAAACGGAATTACTGGTAATGCAGAGGTATCGGATACATGGGTTATAGGCAAAAAGCCAATAGTTAAATTAACTCTGGATAAGAATTTTCATATCAGCGGTACTTTAGACCATAAAGTTGTCACCCGTAAGCCAGACGGTAGTGTAGTATGGGAAGAATTGGACAAAATACAACCAAAAGATTTAGTGGCTATTCGAGTTGGAACAAACTTATGGGGTAATTATCATCTAGAACCAGATGATGCTTACTTTTTAGGATTATATACGGCAGAAGGTTGCATGGATAATCCTAGGACAGGGTATCGAACAACTATAACAAATGGAGATGATGAAATAAGGGACTTCTTATTGTCATGGGATTTTAAGCCAGCACAGAAATATCACTACCGTAGAAATGACAAAGCTTTTTATCAGTGGTTAGAATCTATTGGTGCTAATCCTGAATTAAAGGCTAAAACCAAGGTGGTGCCAGACAATATATTTATGTCTGATAAGGAAACGGTGTGTAATTTTCTAAGCGGGTTATTTGATGGTGATGGGTCAGTCACAAACAGGATTTTGTATTATACCTCAAGCGCTAATTTAGCTTATCAAGTACAAGCATTACTGCTTAATCTTGGGATTGTCAGTTCAGTGATGATGCGTAATTGCTGGCTGGGTAAAAAATGCTTTCCTAGCTATACGATTGCTATTTCTGACTCAACGATATTTTTAGAAAATATAAGATTCAGGTTGACACGTAAGAATAATAAGGCTAAGACCTTAAATAAACCTGGCTTTTTAAGAAACCTGGCTAATGCTGGACAGTATTTCATGGAATATCCAGTATGCTGGTGCCATGTTAAAAACAAAACCTATGGCGAGGAAGAGGTTTATGACATTACTATACCTAATGGACATGCTTTCTGTGCTAATGGGCTTATAGTTCATAATTCGCTCGGATGGTACCCGGAAGCGTTTACAAGGTGGCAGGCATATAATGACGAAGAGGCTAAATCATTTTCTCTGCCCACATGGAGCAATATTTTTATCTATCCCGGCGGCAGGAACGACCCTGAGATATTAAGCCTTGAAAAAGTTACCCCTGCGGATAAGTTTAAGGAAAGATACGGCGGAGTTCCTTGCCCGCCATCTAATAAAGCTGTACCTGAGTTTTCTAATCAGATACACGTTGGAAACTATCTTTATGATTCTAACTTACCCGTTTATATCAGCGTAGACCCTGGATATGCAGGAGCGCATGCCGTGGAAGCAATACAACTATGGGATGATAAGGTCGTGCTGATAGACGAGATTTATTTACAGAATGTTACTACTAAAGAAATGATTATCGTGGCGAAACAAAAACCATGGTGGGGAAATGTGGACGGCGGAACGATAGATATAGCAGGAAAACAGCATCAGGCGATGGAAGCTCCTGTGGAAGTGTGGCTTAACGAAGCCCATATACATCTCAAATCTCAGAAGGTTAGCGAGGAAGCAGGACTGGATGTGCTGAGAAGTTTTATGAAAGTCAACCCCGTAGACGGGCAACCAAGAATACTTGTTAATCCGAGATGTAAAGGGTTTATATCTGAGTGTGGAGCATGTCAGAACCCCTTTGGCGGAGGGATGTGGATGAGGAATAAAAACACAGGCAAACTTATTGACCAGGATAACCACGCTGCTAAAGCAGTGATTTATTATCTGGTAAATACTTTCGGGTATGTGGAGAGAACGGGAAGATTACCGATTATTAAGATAAACGCAACCAGACCACAGGAGACCTACGTGAGAACGTGAGGAGGACAATGAAACCAGATGTAGAAAAGATATTAACAGAGCGTCATAGCAGAGAATTATATTATACAAATCTGCATGATGCACAAAAAACAGATACGATCCTGAAGTGCCTGCATCTTTAGGGTTTAAGACTTCCAGACCTTCAACTGCCAGAGATTGGGTGGAGTTCGGGATAAGGCATTATACCATCGATAACCCACGTGCCAGAGTGCCAGCGCAGGGAAGGAATGACACTAAACGTGAAAGAGCGCAGAAGCTGGAAGCATTTTATAACACATGGCTGGATATTTTACCGATACAGTTAAAGATGGCGATTAAGAAACTTTTAATCAGAGGGGAGTTGTTCTTGAAATTGTGGATTGATGATTACTATTACGGGTTAAACCCACAGTCGAAACAAGAACATGAGGATATCGAAGATAGGGCTTTAACCCATTTCCCACTAAAACTATACCTTCCAGACCCGATAAATGTTTTCTGTTCTCCTGCGCATAATGGGTTAATCCCATTAGATGTTATCGAATATTACAAGATGACCGTCGCAGAAGCGCAAAATTTATGTGAATTGAACGGCTGGAAATGGAAGGATAAAAAAGAGAGAAAATCTACCGATACCGTTAACTGGACTTCATATTACGATGACCAGTGGAGATGCTTTCTGATAGATGATGACCCTATTTTAACCCCCGCTGTGCAACCAAATATATTGAGGTTTTGCCCCTATGTGCATATACCAGCAGGATTCGGGAATGAGAACTATGAGGGGAAGCCTGAGTATTTATACAGGTCAATCTTATATCCAAAAAGAGACATGATTAAATTATTTACCCGTGCTTTGAGCCAGGCAGATGCTATTACCGAAAGATATGCGTGGCCAAGACCTAAATTACACGGTACTACAGAGGAAGATGTTAAGAGATTGTACGGCGACGGCTTTTCTATGAACCCGGACCAGCCTATCATAGAAACCGATGACGTATTGGTTACTTTTGAGCAGGGTGAAGTCGTGCCTCCGCAGATATATCAGAACTTAGCCATGCTGCAAGAACAGGCAGAACCGAACCCGACGCTGGCAGGGCAAAATCCTTCTGGAGTGTATTCAGGCACGCATTTTCAGGCTGAAGTGGGACAGGCTAAACCGTTATATAAAGATGCTTTGAAAAATATGGAGGACGGATTAGGGATATTTTTAGGGTTAGGCGCAAGGGTTATCGAAAAGGTTATCAACCATCCTATATCGGTGAGAAATACCGATGCCAGAAACCACGCTCAGGATATACAAAGTCTGAAGCCAGAGGACATAAACGGATATTACTATGTAAAAGTAGGGATGTTTGCCGAACTGCCTGAGACTACCGATTTAAGAAAATCTATCGGAATGAACGCACATAAGAGCAATATCTTAAGCCTGAATACCGTGTTGAAATACTATTTCGATATGTCGGATGATGAAGCCGAAAATGAGCAGGCAGAGATGATTAAAGAGGAATTTTTAAGAAACCCCGTAGTTCAGGAAGCGGTGGTAAGATTTATAGCCGAGAGGTGGGGTATGGAAGGGGTAACTCAGATAATGGATGAAATGGGGATGGAAACTCAAAGAGGAGGGTCGAGAAGATTGCCTGAAACTATGCCTACAGGGATAGAAAGCATCCCTGCACGTGGCAGGGTAGGCGCTTCTGAAACCATGCCTGGAAAGACGGAATTAGGTATGGGAGCCATGCCAACGAGAGTATAAATGGAAAAGAACATTTTAGATAAAGCAGTAGATAAAACTATAGACATGCTGTTAAAAGTAAACGATAAGGTTAAAAACGAGCCTTACTATCCTTTCGGGAAAGTACCAGCAACAAGGGCTGAGAAACAGAAACAGTTTGAGAATTTAGATATAAACACATTATCTGAAATGATACAAAAATACGGAAGGGATGCGGTGAATGAGTATTTGGGCAAGTATATGAGGAGGTAATTATGGCATGGTTTGATACATACGACCCCAGTGGCGGAGATATAAAGACAAGTCCAACATATTATGAGGGTGCTGCCTTTAACCCCATAGCGGACACCTGGTACTCATCTTACACTGCTGATAAGTGGGGCGAGGTGGAAGAGACACTTCGTTCTAAGAATATGAAAACATGGCAAGAAATACGTAATTTAGTAGCCATAAAACAGTATTATCAGGGAAGCGGTGATTTTGTGGCCCTATGGTTATTGGATAACTCTATCAAACAACTACACTCACGTATGGAAGATACCGATAGGGCTATCGGCATGGGTCAGACGGCACTTATAAGAGCTAAAAATAGGACTGAAGGCGCTGCTGGTCAGGGATGGAATACTCCTACAGCCACAGGGACAAGACTAAGCGATTATGAGAAATGGAAGGGAATGGCTGCTGGCGG